CTCCCGAATAAACGCCCGCTCCCCCGCCTTGCCGCCACGACCGGGGTGCGAGAGTTGGCCGCAACCCTCCATAATCGCACAATGCAGCACCCCGAAGCACGGCGGCACAGCGGACAGTGAACACCCATCAGGCAACGGCGTCCACACCGAACGGTTGCCGGCAGTTTCGGGCTGTTGCCCGTGCCGGCTGTACAAGCCTATTAAACATAAGAACGCATTATTTGACGAATAG